CGACTGGAAGCCGGGGCCGGGCAGCGCAGAAGACAAGCTTTATAAGGATTTTTTGATCGGGAAGGATTGGGTGTAAGCCGTTATAGATAGCTTAGGGTTGAAACTCCTGTTGCTCCGCGACGCCATATTACGGCGCAACGGTTTGTTATAAAATATGCAATCAATGGGGACGTAGCTCAGCTGGGAGAGCGTCGCGTTCGCAATGCGAAGGTCGGGAGTTCGATCCTCCTCGTCTCCACCAAAATTGAAGTAACCATACAAGGGCTTACTATAAAGTAAGCCCTTTTTGTTTTAACCTCATCTTGATTAGCCTCCCTTTTTGGGCCAAGATTGGGCCAGTTCGGTATATGGGAGGGAGAGAATTGGCAACCATTAGTCAGCGCGGGCCTTATCAGTGGCGGGCAAGAATTCGTCGAGCCGGTTATCCAGAGCAATCCGATACCTTCATTACAAAGGCAGAAGCTGAAGCATGGGTTCGTGAAATAGAGGGAAAGATGGATCGGGGCATTTTTATTGATAGAAATGCCTTAGAAAAAACTACTCTTTTTGACATTCTTGATCGTTACGAAAAAGAAATTACTCCAACGAAAAAGGGTGAAGTTCAGGAGAGAAGCAAGTTAAAAATTCTTAAGAATTCCAGACTTTCAGGAATGTCACTTGCGGTAATTCAGCCAAAAGACATTGTTGCTTACCGTAATGAAAGGATTAAGGAAGTTAGGGCGGCAACAGTCGGGCGAGAAATAAACCTGCTATCCAATGTGTTCAATGTTGCGCGGACAGAATGGGCTTTGCCAGGTTTATCGAATCCCGCACAAGGCATACGAAGGCCGAAGCTTCCACAAGGTAGGAACCGGCGAGCTTCAATAGATGAATTAAACAGAATAATCGAGGTAACTCAGTCACCTATCTTAAAAACCCTAATTCCCCTTGCTGTTGAAACCGCTATGCGTCGCGGTGAGATGACACTTTTTGAATGGAAGGATGTGGACTTTGACAAACGGACAATCTACCTTCGAATGACAAAAAATGGAACGGCGCGGGCAGTGCCGCTATCAACCGTTGCAATGGCCTTGTTAGAAGCACTTCCAAGAACCGATGGGAAAGTTTTCAGTGTGCGAGCCGATTCATTGACTCAGGCTTTCTCAAGGTCTGTGCAACGAGCAAGAAGGGAATATGAGAAGGAGTGCGCGGAAAAGGGCATACCCGCTGATCCTGAGTTTCTAACTGGACTTCGCCTTCATGATATGAGGCACGAGGCAACTTCCAGACTCTTTGAAGATAAGGAACTCCAAATGGCTGAGGTTATGGCTGTTACGGGACATAAAGATACTCGTTCGATGATGCGCTACACGCACTTACAAGCCCATCAGTTGGCTAAAAAGCTTGGCTAACACTTTCTTCATACCGATAGACTTGCCCTCTTAAAAAATCAACCATAGCCTAATATCCCAAGCCCTAGTCCCTTCTCTTTACTGGACTTTAGTCCAATAGTGGCGGTTGTCATGCCTGAGTAATATGTAAGCTACTTAGCAGATCACAGGCAAGGAATACGATGAAAGAGATGAAGGGATTGATTATCGAGACGCCACACATTGATAGGATTTTATCGGGTGAAAAAACGTGGGAAATGCGTTCCATGCACAACAGGTATCGCGGGCTAATTGCGTTAATAAGAAAACGCTCCGGCACAATCGTAGGGGTAGCTGAGATTGTTGACTCGCTCGGGCCACTTTCCGAAAAGCAAATGCTTGATAATCAATCGAAGCACCTGATAACTCCTGACCGCCTTAATACTCTGGAAGTCAAAGAAAGAAAATATGCTTGGGTTTTAAAGAACGCCAGGCGTCTAAAGAATCCTGTTCCTTATTCCCATAAAAATGGTGCTCAAAGCCGCGTTATATTGGATGAAGAAACCACTTCCGCCGTTCTCAATGCAATAGGCTAGGGCAGTTACGTTTTAAAGAAGGCTATGAAGAGCGGTAATTGGACATGCTGACGGAAGCAGTAAGGATTCTCATGATTTATTTCCGCAGGAGGTGGATGTTATATGGGAGAGGCTAAGCATAGAAAAGCTACCGATGCTAGTTACGGACGACCAAAACGCGGCCTCGTGATGAGTCCACCGATCGAAATCAATGGCTCAGAGCTCGTTGTGAAAGCATCCAATATCGACAAGCAGGAACTTCGATATGCCTTGCTGTTCTGGGATAAGATTGTCTGGCCTTCGTCGCATGCAGTCTACTTGCAGAGCAATCGCGATGAGGTATTCTTAGAAGAAGCTGGTGTGTTGCGTCGGCCGAATTACACTGTCGTTGGGGATATTGCTCGAGGCATTATGCTGGGGCAAATTCAGGCATTCATGGATTTGGATAAAAAAGAACCAGGTCAGTGGTCTTTATCGCAAGGTAAAAACACGCTGCTGCTAAAGGATTCTACATTTCAGGCTGTGAGGGGCGCATCTATCGAATTATTTCGGGCAATACCAGTCCCCGACAGGGATGTCCCTCTTAACGAGATTCTAGAATTCAAACTGAAGCGTCGCGACGAATTGTTTCATCTTCAAAGCCAAATCGATAATTTCCTATTGGCAATTGAGCAAGCAGAAGACAAGATAGGTGAGTTGAATCGCAGCATAAAACAAGTTGATGCTGCTTGTGCAGACCTTCTTAAAGTGGGTAAAGATTGGAAATTTCCAATTCGTTTGTCAAACTGGAAGGTATCCTTTGAACTTCGCCCCTTTCCATTAATTTTCGCTGCCATCTCAGGTTGGGATATTGCTGGCATTGGAATGCCACTAACGACAGCGGTAGTAGGAGCATCTTCTTTAAAAATCAGTGCCGATATAAGCTTGCAGCCTAGCAACAAGCGTCAAAATCCATACCTCTATGTTCATCAGTTTCATAAGGAAGTATTTTAGTTATTGCTCGACTTTAGCCGCTGTAGTTTTAATATTTTTTAATAGGACGCAATCAAAGCTTATTGACTGTCGCTAGAAGGCATTAAGCCTCCTCATGATTCTCTGCAACTGCATCAGTGACCATTCGCCGCCTTTAGCAGTGCGGATACCAAGTTGATTCAGTTGCGTCACCATTGCTCTTTGTGACAGTCCATTAGCCTTAAATCCCTGAATTACTCCCGCCAGTTTTAACGCAAAAGCATTAGCAACATTCTTTCGCTCATCAATATTCGGTTTCAGGTTTGCTTTACCCGATTTGCCAAGCTTCACCCCACGAGCTTTAGCAGCAGCAAGAGCAGCTTTTGTGCGCGTGCTAATTTGATCCCGTTCCCATTCCGACATAACTGCATGCATTTGAATCATGACTTTGTTTGCTTGCGGCATATCCGCTGCAACAAAATCACAGCCGGTTTCGAGTAATCCAGAGACGAAATGAACATTGCGAGCTAGACGGTCCAGCTTCGCAATAATGAGAGTAGCTCCATTCTTGCGGCAAGCTTCAAGAGCAGTGCGTAACTGAGGACGTTTATCAAGCGCATTTGCTCCCTTCCCTGTTTCAACCTCAACAAATTCCCCTATCAGTTCCCAGTTGCCGCCATTCAGGTAAGAAGCAACAGAAGTCTTTTGCGCCTCAAGACCTAAACCGCTTTGACCTTGCTTTTGAGTGCTGACCCGATAGTAAGCAACAAACTTCCCATTTGCCATGATTCTCTCCCTGACTACGTGAAAAGACGTTCGTTTAATGTGTAGTCAGTATACTATAGATAATTATCATGTCAATTTATTATTGTAATAATAATTAAAATGTGCTATAGTTCCCCTATCATCAATAACACTACTGAATATGGCAGCAAAACGATTTGAAACCCGTAACCTGACATTCGAAGGGATAGGGTTAACTACGTTACAGCTTGAACCAGAAGCATGGACACTGGTAGATACCGTTGCAAAGGCACGGAAGCAAAGCTGGAAAGCTTGGGCTAATGAGGAAGTAAGGAAGATGCCATCTGATATTTCTCGTGCCGCTTGGATTCGCACCCGAGCTATGGCCGAATTTTATGAAATGGCATTGCGGAATTCGCTTCAGGCAACTGCACAGGAAAGAGCAGACGCTATCGCGGAAGGCGATCCATTTTCCAATCCTGAGTTGGATTCAATTTTGGCATTCCTTGATGAGGAACGTTTGAGAGAGCATTTATCCGAATGCGCAGTTGAGGGAAGCGCCGAACTTGGTGGCTTCAATATTCATGTGGGCTTTGACGAATTTCAGCGCCGGTGCTTCTGGATTGAAAACCAGATGAAAGATGCCCTTTCTGTCGTAATTTCTATTCCAGCAGATGAGCCGAAAAAATGACAAAAGAAGTCTACGTTACCCAAGCCAATGCCGAGCGTTTTCTTAAGGCGTATTTCGAGAAACACGGCAAGCCGGATTCACGGAATTTCAATTACCTGTTAAATGATCAACGCCGGGGACGCTGTTCAAATCCCATTCCTTTCACAAAGGTTCGCGGACGTATTCTCTACTTGCTTACTGATCTTGAAGATTGGGCAACAAACGAGATCGAACGGGAAAAAATCTTGAGCAGTGGAATCTATGAGATTGAAGGCGCTACCAGTCTTGAACGGTTGGTAAAGCTGTCAGTGGAAGTTGCGAAAGATGCGAAGGCGCTACGGGCTACAACACCATAAGGCTTTCGGCTATCTCTGCCTGGATAAAGAAGAGTAAAGAATGACAAAAGGAATCCGCGTTATTCAAGTGAAAGAATAACAAATCAGGATGTTAATTTAAGCCACTCAAGTGAAAGAGCGGCAAGAAAAGTAGATGTAGCTCGCGTTACTCAAGTGAAAGAGTCCAGAGCAGGAATCAAAACATTACTCCATGCGCTCAAGTGAAAGAGTGTTAAGGACGTAAATCAACGGCTTTAAATAGATTTATCACCCCCCAAAGCAGCGCAGGGGTCAATGCGTTGCACATTTTTAAAAAGAGTAAAAATAAAAGCATGAAAATGAGAAGAATGAGTCTTGAAGAAGTCGCCGATTATCTAGAATCCGCTAAGATCAATCGGACTATAAACTTTGGGCATGCCATAGTTCACGAAGGCACGAGTGCAGTAGGTTTCGATTTTGTGCTTATGGTTAATGCGTTCGGGGACGCAATGCTAACGGAAGGCATGTAAAGGGCTACAGGGTAAGACTTGTGTTTTACCCTGTAGTCTTTGAGTAAGTCACTGATGATTAAATTAACTTCCTTATCTTTCCTCATTTGCCTTACTTGCTTGATTCCCGCAAGCGGACAAGCAGGAGAAAGGGCTACATACGTAGGCGAAGGGCGCTATTCATGCTCAAGCGGTTCCATTGACTGTGCTGTGCTTAGACAGCGCAACAATGAAGTGTCGAACAGACAACGGGAACGGCAGGAAGCTGAACAGCGATATGAACGCTATGAGCGAAGAGAACGCGAATATGAGCGGGAATGGCGGGAAGATTACCAATACGATAATTACATAGATTAAATCAAAATAGATAAGCAAAAATAAAGCCGCCAGAGACATAAGCTACTGGCGGCAAACATACGATAAGATGAATTATAACATATTAATCAATGACTTTAATCCTCCAAAAGCCAAAATTGACTACCTCAGTTTTAACGTTCCGCCACCTATATGGGATAACCCAGAGACTTGGAGCAACTTTGAGCAGGAATTATCAAAGCATGGCTGCTGCGCAAAACTCTCAGGCAGAGGACAGTATGTGAATGTAAAAACTACAATTCATGATCCCTCTTTAGAGGCGATTCAGTTTCTAATAGATGAATATCCTGATACGACAACTCATACACTTGAAATAGCAATAGATTTTTTCCTTAAGGATGGCAGTAATGATCCTGCTCGGCTTGTTGCGCTTCACGATTGGCTAAAAAGACGCCTATACCCTCAACGCCATGAGGAGATGCAAACGGGATTCCGCAAGTTTTATGACGAAAGTAACAACAGCATTCAGCGCGATACACTGGAAACCCGCAGTAGCGATAAGACCATCTATTGGGCAGACTCAGGTGGATGGAAGCAAGTCCGTCTTTACATTAAAACTAAAACCATTGTGGATGGAAAGCCTATACCGATAACACAGCATAGTGTTCGTCTTGAGGTAACACTATTTCCGGGAGGCTGTCAGAATGCAAAGGTTCATCAGATAGGACTAATACCTGATTTTGCTGTAAGAATGCGTCGTTATTTATTCCCATTCCTAAACGTTGCGAAGGGGATCAAACCACAGATAAAACGAACCCGCACCAAAAATCCTACAAAGGCTCAATTAGCAGAAAAAGAAGCTGAGAGAGAACGGAAAAGAGTAGAGCGACACTGGAAGCGGTATGGAGCAGCATGGGCTGCGAAGCATGGTTACAAGATAGTCCCTGATGCTGATACAAATCGCCTAATCGGAAGTGGACTAAAAGGATTACAAGACGATCTAAAAAGACTGAAATTGACAAAAAAAGTGGTGGAATACCATGATTACCCCATTTATAACCCCAAGAAAGATAAAGGGGTTTCTAAAAGTGTGTAGCTTCTCTATAGAAGGGTGTTTCTTCTTTCATTGTTATTAATACAGAATACCTATAACTATTAATATCTCTGTAAAGGAAGTGCAATGAGTTGGAGCTAACTATCGATTCAAAGCCGTTTTAACACTCAATTTAATGTGCTCGAGAATTTGAGTTATTTGATCTGGATAGAGCGAATCACCGGCTCTATGAAGGGCTCCATCCAAAGCTTTCTCTGTATCAATTTGCTTTGATAGCTCAGCTAGGATTAGACCTATTGCAATTTCAGCATTGTCTAGACGTTTTTTAAGTTCATAAATATCTTCCTTATCCGCATTGGGGGGCCATTCACTCATACATCCTCCAAAAATAAATAGTATCGGGGTATAAGATAGATATAAGCCAAATTGGCACGAAAACAAGTAAACAACTCTTCATTGTCTCGCATTCTTCCTCTTCTTTCCAATCAGGGTGGGTAGCCTTAGACAGAAAACACTTCCTTGATGCCCATCGTTAAAAAATTTTTGCCCCCTAAAAAAGCACACACTTATACATACTGATCTTTGATGCGGACTGCGTTAGATAAAATATCCTTTTGAATTTTCACTTTCTTACACATCGGCATTAACCACCTCATCACCTCCCCCAACTACCCTAAATACCTCCTAAGCTCATACTCAACCTATCCAATAACTAGCGGATGCCATTTAAACGCATTTGCAGGCTCTCGGTTACATTATTTTAACTGAAGAGTATCCAAACCTATATCGAGAAAAAATAATTGATCGTAAGGTCTCCTGTCAAAGAATGTTGCAACAGGTCAAGAGAAAACATTAATTCCTACCCATAAGCTGGCGAAAGGTTTCCCAACTGGAGCACCTCGAATAAGGCTCATGCTTTAGCATCGTTTTATAGGTGTCCGGCAGGTTTTGCATGACCTCCTGTATTTCTCGCTCATCCTGCGAGGTAATCACCGTAGGGCCGATAAACGGAGTCTTATTCCTGCGCAAATTCATATCGAAACGTGGTTTATGGCGTAAATCGAAAAATTGAAGCATTCTCCTTAATACCCCTTCGTCCTTTAACTGTGCATCAACATCTATAAAAAACACGCGATCCTGCCATTGATTCTGTTTAAGCAGCCGCATTGCGCGATATTCGATTTCAATCCACTGCAACAGATAAAACTGGAATCGACTCAGGGTATGCCCGGCGTAGTGCTGATAGATGGCCTCCTTTCCGGTTAATGCCCAGCGAAAATAACGGTCGCCTGTATCGCTTTTATAATCGACAAACGGCATCCTTACCTTGCGTATCAGTTGTTCACGCAGTAGCTCGCTTTTGGCTACCTTTGCGGGATGACGAACAAGGTGAACGAAACCGACATTTTTTAAAAGTGCACCTGCATGACGATCAAATGCTTTCAGGAAGGCATGGTTAGATTCGAAATACACTGGTTCCTTACAGTTAGCGATAAATCTGCATTTCCGCATCAGCACTGGCAATAATGCGTTATCGTCGCGCCGCGTATTCCAGTCTATCGGCTTTCCAAACAGAACAGGATTTCCGGGAATAAGATAGGGTTCATGGGTGCTATAGCACTGTTGCACATTTTTCGAAAAGAAGTCAGCTAGATAACTTGTGCCGGAGCGCCCACTTGCTAGAGCAAAAAGCGTTAGTTTGGTGTGGGATTTAAGATCAGTCATGCTGAAAAGGCAATTTGCTTCACCCAGCTATAAGGTTTCATTAAAAGGAAAATCAGGGATATGGAAGGTAATGAGGGGTCAAAAAGTAAATCACTAGTGACTATAAAGTATGACAATTGCTGGGCCAAACTTGGGCCACTAAGGGCGGGAAATATAGGTAAATCTAGTGATATATAAGTAACATATCTCCTTGACATTAAATGGTAAATATCCTGTAGCACGGCATTATATTGCGTTCGCAATGCGAAGGTCGGGAGTTCGATCCTCCTCGTCTCCACCAATTCACTGTTTCAACAAGTCCCAAGAAGTCCGATAAGCCCGCTAAATGCGGGCTTTTTCATTGGTTTTTCCTCCCGTCGCGTCCCATCAAGTTCTATTGAATCCAGCACCTAGAGGGGGCATAATTTGCCGATATGTGCCCCCAATGCAGGTTTGATGCCCCCAATAAGGTGTTTTCATGAAATTAAACGATGTGGCAGTGCGCAAGGCCAAACCAGAGGCCAAGTCCTACAAGATGGCAGATGGCGGCGGAATGTATCTTGAAGTAATGCCCAACGGTTCAAAATACTGGCGATTTAAGTACCGGTTTGGCGGCAAGGAAAAACGTCTTGCTTTTGGCGTTTATCCGGACGTGTCGCTGAGCCTGGCGCGCAGCCGGCGAGACGATGCTCGCAAGCTATTGGCCAATGATGTCGACCCGGGCGTGGTTAAGCAGCAATCTAAGCGCGCAAGCAAGGAAAATGCGGCAAACAGCTTCGAGGCGATCGCCCGGGAATGGTTTGCAAAGTTTTCCCCTCAATGGGCTCCTTCCCATGCCGACAAGATTATCAGGCGCTTGGAAAACGATGCTTTCCCTTGGATCGGGAGCAAACCCATTGCAGACATTACGCCCCCTCAGCTACTCGCCGTTATCCGTCGTACCGAAAGCCGCGGAGCGTTGGATACTGCGCATCGAGTCAAGCAGAACTGTGGGCAGGTATTCCGCTACGCTGTGGCTACAGGCAGGGCTGAGCGGGATCCATCTCAGGATTTGAGAGACGCTATCCCATCGGTCAAAAAGAATCATTTCGCATCGATTACCGATCCTGTGCAGGTAGGAGAGCTTTTGAGGGCAATAGAGGGATTTAGAGGCACTTTTATCGTTCAGTGTGCCCTACGCCTTGCCCCAATGTTTTTCGTGCGTCCTGGGGAGCTACGGCGCGCCGAATGGAAGGATTTTGACTTTGATAAGTCTGAATGGCGTTACTTTGTTACCAAGACGAAGACGGAGCATTCCGTTCCATTGGCTACCCAAGCGGTGACGGTCTTGCGGGAACTGCAAGCCTTGACCGGGCATGGACGGTACGTGTTTCCTGGACGCGATTCAAAGAAACCTATGAGCGATGCGGCCGTGAATGCCGCGCTCCGGCGTATGGGGTATGACACCAAAACCGAGATAACCGGACACGGTTTTAGAGCAATGGCCCGGACAATCCTGGCGGAAGAGCTTCACCAGAAACCAGAAGTGATCGAGCACCAGCTGGCGCATAAAGTGCCCGATGTTTTGGGGGCCGCATACAACCGGACCAAGTTTTTGAAGGAGCGCCGCCTGATGATGCAGGTCTGGGCAGACTATCTGGATGGGTTAAAGTCAGGTGCAAAGGTTATTTCTCTTAGATCGGTTTAAAACTTAAAGCCACCCCTAGCCCGGCCAGGCAAAGAGCGGATACCTTCACCGCCTAGGTGGCACCTCATTGAAGGATGCGCTTAGAAGGAGTGCAGATGGAAGACTCAGACGGTTACACGCCTCATTTACGCTTTGATGAAGCGACCCGCAAGAGGCTGTCTGATCTATTCACGGCAGCCTATAAAGGCCGAGACTTTTTTCCCAATACAGTAGAGTTTGAAGTCGCGGTTACGTTAGGTCTTTTAGAACGATACGCTGCGGTAATTCCTGAGTTTCAGAAATTTCAGCCAGAGGCACAAAAGCGAAGGCGTGATCGGGCAGAATCCTTGGCAATTCATTTAGAAGGGGCTATTGAGCAACTCAAGCAGCTTGATGATGCAGCTCTTGGTTTTCTTGCTCGACGTGGTTTCGAGGAAGTGTCCGAACTATCGGGACAACCAATTGAGTTCCCAGACGGAATACAGGCATGCATTGAGGCTCATCAATGGCGCGAGGATAATATTCAAGCTCTTACTGCGTTCGCATTCGGGGTTAGAAAGGCAGTTAATGACTTGCCTCAACATCCTCTCAATACTTCCGGCAAGGATTATCCTATGTATGCAGTCCCTAAAGAGCTCTTCATTGCCATGTCAATCGAAGATCTTTTTTGGAGACAGAAGCTTAATTTCACTACCTCCGATAGCGGTTTTGCTGCTGAATGCCTGCGAGCCGTGTATCAGCTTGGAGGTCTCGATATAGACCGCGTCGACTACTGGCTTAAGCAGGCGCGCGAGCATAAGGATTCGGCAGCTAGCTTTGAAAAACGCAGACAAAAACACTACCAAGAATAGCCCCACGGTTTCGTTATCTTGAGTATCTAAAAAAACTCATACTGCCTCCCATCAACGTTGCATAGGGCACGTTGGAATCACATAGGAGGCAATGTGCAGATAGTAGTAAAACCCATCCTGAAGCAGCCCGAAGTCTCTCGTGTTACCGGGCTTTCTCGTTCTTCGATCTACCGCCTGGAAGCTCAAGGGCAATTCCCATCCAGAGTTAAGTTATCTGAATGTGCTAGTGGTTGGCACAGCGAGGAAGTACAAGCCTGGATAGATAGCCGCCCACGCGTTACCCCAAAGACGGCGGTATGAGGATGTTTTTTCCCTTGACACCCCCATTCTTCTGGGATTATGCTCTTTCTGCCCCTGAGAAACAGGGGGCGGGTTTAGCAGCCCGGAAGCTAGGCGGACAACCGCCTCAGAGCGGTTTTTTTACGTCCGTCATCCAGGATACCCAGTTTATGGGTGGTTCGTGTGGGGAGCCGAAAGGCTCGCCGGTCCTAGCCCGGTCTGCTAACCCGCACGAATCCGCCCACCCGTTTAGCAGCGGGGGAGCGGATAACTTAAACCGCTTAGCTAGGAGTCATATCATGCCCAAGGCATCCCCACGCGCGCTCGCGCTAGTTTCACCCGTCCTTCCCGATCAGTTGGCCCCGTTAATTAAGGAACTCCACGAGGTTTCTAACCTTGCCGAGTTCCTATGTACGTCCGTGATGCGGGTGCAGGATACTCAAAAAGGAGAATTTTCCCTCTCATTTGGGGAAAGCTCTGCGCTCATCAGCCTAATGCAAAGCGTAACTGAGCGTCTCGTTGATGCAACTACAAACCTGGAAGACCTCAGGTTTGACCTCAAAAAGGAGGTAGCGAGCCATGAGTAAGACTAACCATGCATTCGCGCAACCCTTGCCAACTAATCCAACTAGAGAGCTGGTTAATGCGTCAGACCTTCTTTTAGAGGCCCGTCTCATTGGCTCATTCGTTCACTCTATTGGGCTTGGCCCCGCTGGACAAGGGATTGAGCTCAATGAGGATCAGACATCAGGATTTTGCTACGTGATGAGAGACATGATGGATCGAATCCAAAAGGCTGACGAATTGATGGGGAGCGTGCTTGACTCCCTTAGGGACAGTCGGGAGGGCGAATAATGAGCCCCACAAAAGAAAACGCCCCGGCGACAACCGAGGCGAACGTTACAACAGGACTTGCAAGCAGTAATTATAAACGACTTCCACCCCATGGCAAGCAGTTAATGGCTATCCGGCAAGCAGGAAAAGCCCCTGCCAGGATGGTGATAGTTGCTTTCGATTGGGATCTAGCTCACGCCTATCCGCGCATCATCATTCCAAACGATCTCGCCCCCGCAGAGATTGAATTCAGATTCCTTGCCGGCCTGTCTGTACAAATAACCTACCGCAGCAAAGACGCGCATCGAGTGGATGCTGTTGCACAGGAGATAGCCAAGGTTAATCCCTGCTTCCTTGCAACGTTTGCACTTGACCTTGCCGGTACTGGCGATGCCTGGGCAATCCTCAAGCCCTGTCAAAGCCTTGAAATAGCGGAGGCGGCATGATGCTAAACGCGATGGAAACAGTAGAGGCTACTCCGGAAGCGAAGGCCGCTTTTACCGCTCTGGCCAAGGTAATCAAAGCTCCTCAGCAATTGCAGGTAGTGGGACTCCATGACTTTATAGCCATGGAGCTGCCACCAAGGGATACGATGCTGGCGCCCTGGCTGATGACCCAAAGCCTCAACATGATCTACGGCTGGCGTGGAGTCGGTAAAACACACGTTAACCTGGGGATCAGCTATGCGCTTGCTTGCGGCGGCAAATTCCTTAACTGGAAGGCAGACAAGCCAAGACGGGTTTTGCTTGTAGATGGCGAGATGCCCGCACCTGCCTTGCAGGAGCGGCTTGCGGCAATTATTGCATCAAGTGGCGTAGAGCCGGATCCAGGTTTCCTTTCTATCGTCACTCCTGATCTTCAAAGCGGAGCAATGCCCGATCTCTCTACAGAGGAAGGGCAACAAGCGATTAGCAATGTCGCTGAGCGGGTAAAGGCAGAACTCATAGTCCTGGATAACCTCTCCTGCCTTGTGCGCGGTGGAGGCCGTGAGAACGATGCGGAAAGCTGGGTAAGTGTCTCTGAATGGGCGCTGCTACAGAGGCAATCAGGCCGAAGCATTCTCTTTATTCACCATAGCGGAAAGAACGGACAGCAGCGTGGCACATCGAAGCGCGAGGATTTGCTGGACGTGGTTATCTCCCTTCGAAGGCCAGCCGACTATGACCCCGCGTCGGGCGCTTGCTTTGAAATCCACTACGAGAAAGCCAGGCACTTATCGGGCAATGATGTTGATCCGGTAGAGGCGCAATTGACTGTCGACTCTCACGGTATGAGTACTTGGGCATGGCGCCCTGTCTCTGAGTCGACGTATGACAGAGTGGTGGCACTGGCAAATGATGGTTTGTCCCAGGCTGAAATAGCGGTGGAGCTGAACATCCATCGGTCTACCGTGATGCGGATCTGGCGCAAAGCAGACGAGGCCGGATTGCTGGAAAAGAAGGTCACGGCCAGGGGCAGCAATCAGTACCAGAAAGGGGGTAAAGGGGAATGAATGCACGGTTAAACAGGAGCTTGTTGCATGTTGCGTCTCCTAGGGAATGCAACACGCAACAACCACCCCAATATCGCGCAACAAGCTATGCAACAAGCACGCAACAACCACCATTGCAACCCACGTCATTGCTTGATCTAGCACGCAACAAGCTATGCAACAACCACGCAACAAGCTCCAAAAAAGACGCGCAACAAGCTCACCAAAAACAGGGGGTGGTTGTTGCGCGGTTGGAGCTCATAAATTTGGTTCGTTTCATCGCTGACTTCCACGCCTTTACCGAGGAAGAGCATGACGAAGCGCTGACGATTGCACTGGGTGATTTTGATAATGCCATGGTTTGTTTCAGGGCGCTGAAACAGGATGCCCTCTCTACAGCCTCTTACACGCGATTTAAAGCGGCAGGCAATACTCATCCTTCAACTAAGGCAAAAGAACTCAACCTGAGCCTTGCTGACGTGAGGGAAGAAACAGTATGAGCTGCAAACGTACGGGGGAGGCGCATTCTTTAAGCCATAGCAATGTAAACCGCTCGCTCCGCTTTCCTTTCATTAACCGTAACAAAAAAGGTAAAAAAATGACTCAAGAAATAGACAAAGAAATCCTGGACACGCTGGAAAACGGCGTCAAAACATCATTGCAAATTATGGAATTGATGGTTATCGCTATCGGCCGGAACAACCCCCAGGCAGCAAACGATATTGACGAGCTGATTAACACCGGGAAGGCTCGTCTTGTCTTGCAGGCCGATGTGAGCGGGCTGGAGCTCTTCGCGGTGGGCGCCGATAACAAAGTGATTGGCGGTCCCTTGCTGGCCTATCGCAGAGCAGAGAGGCCAACATGGGTAAATTAACAGGATTGGGACGGGCGTTCGCCTCGTCCATATTGAAAGGCAGCAGGCGTGCGGAGGCGCTGCGTAAACGAAAGCTCGAGAAGGAGCTTAGGGCGCAAGGCCACAGCCTCAAAAAAGCAAAAATGATTGTGTCCCAATTGCAAGACAGCAAGTGAACATCCCTTCTTACATCGAGAAAACCTTGCCACCCAGCCCTGAACGGGACCGCGTAATGAATCTGGTACGTTTAGGGTTGTCTTTCGAGCAGCAGCAGCGACTTGGGAAGAGGCCCGGATTTTTGAAGGGCTATCTTCTCAAGTTGATCGGCCAAATAGAGAACCTTACCTTTGACCAGCTTTTAGAGGAATTGGAACTTGAGGCCGTGAGACGAGATATGCACGGTACGGAAGCAAGTCCAATAGAGAAAGTAGATCGAGTCTGGCAAATAGTGACCTACCACCATCCCCGCAACGGCAGGCAGCAACTCACCTTCAAGACCATCAGGAATAAATTCACCTGGTGCAAATTAAATCTAAATAAGTAATTCCTCGTTACCCCTAAACGGGGAATAAGTCCTTGTATTATCGCGACATACTCTAGTTTTTAGAGTACGACGACGACATTTATAAGGACTGTATCACATGTACGAAATTAAGGAAATTCTCGAAAAACAAGGCGAGGCATTCACCGAATTCAAGAATGCCCAAAACGAGCGCATCAAGAATCTGGAGAGCGCTCTAAACGAGTTTGCCAAGAAGGCGTCTCGTCCCATGGCCCCATCTTATGATGGCGGCAACGATCCGGAGGCGCGGGAGCACAAGCAGGCTTTCTTAGGCTACCTTCGGTCTGGCCGGGAACGTGGACTTGAAGCAAAGGCCATGGCCACTAATAACGATCCGAACGGCGGGTTTCTCGTTCCTATACAGATCGACGGTACCATCTCCAAAGCCCTGCGTGAGCTTTCTCCCATGCGGCAGCTTGCACGAGTGGTGAAGATCGAAAGCGGTGAATATTCGATGCTCCATAGCGTAGGTGACACCACTTACTCATGGGTGGGGGAAACTCAATCCAGACCCAAGACAGAGGGCCCCAAGTTTATAGAACTGAAACCAGCCATGGGAGAAGTCTACGCAAGCCCTGCTGTGACTCAACGCTTGCTTGATGACAATAACTTTGACCTGGAAAACTGGCTGATCAACGAGCTTGCTGAAGCATTCGGCGAGGGTGAAGGCGAGGCGTTCATCAATGGCGACGGGATCAATAAACCGCGAGGGATTCTCACCTATGACATTGCCAGCACTGCTGACGGAGCACGGGCAGAAAGCGCTCTACAGTATGTCGCTTCTGGCGCGTCCGGAGCGTTCGCTGCAAGCACCCCTTCCGACAAGCTGATAAAGCTGGTTCATTCTCTTAAGCCCCGGTACCGCATCAATGCCGCCTGGACGATGAATACCAATACCCTTGAGCTGATAAGAACATTCAAGAACGCAAACGATGACTACATTTGGAAGGAGGGATTAGAAGCTGGACAACCGTCAACTCTACTGGGTTACCCGGTGCAAGAGGACGAGAATATGCCGGACGTTTCGGCTAATAGCCTCTCAATCGCATTCGGTGACTTCCAGCGGGCCTATACCATCGTTGACCGCAACACATCGATGCTTCGGGATCCGTTCACTGCAAAACCCCATGTCCTTTTCTACAGCACGAAGCGCGTCGGGGGTGGCATGCGGGACTTCCGTGCAATCAAGCTGATGAAGTTTGCCGCGAGCTAAATGATGTTCCATTGGCGCTATGTAGCTGATGCAATAAGAACCCTCGGCCCGAAATCGGGGGTTTTTGTTGGGCAGGGGGTGGGCAAATCTTTGGAACTCTTCCCCTTGGACACCGCGCGCCTTCCCATTCAGACAAAATTTTCCGTATTTGAAAATAATTCAACAAATCAAATGGCGGGTAGACCGCGCAAGCCAGTTCAGAAAAACCGTTTTTTTGACGAGGTTGCATAAATGACAGCACTTCACGAATATATCTCTCGTCACGTAAACAAGTCCTTTGAATGGGGTAAAAACGATTGTTGTACGTTTGCTATTGGCTGGCTTGGGCTGTGTACCGGCCGGGATTACCTGACGGAGCACCGGCCCTGGAGATCAGCTAGAGAAGGGATGCGAAAACTAAAAGACCTGGGCGGTCTTTCGGCTTTATTCCAAAAACACTTGAAGCAGATTAACCCAAATATGGCGCAAGACGGCGACCTGACAATTTACCAAGGCGCAGCGCATCTATTTAGTGGCCGCCACATTGTTTCTGTTGGCGAAGAAGGACTGGTTTTTACAAACCGATCCGTTGTTAAGGAGGCTTGGACGTGCCGCCAGTATTTCTAGCAATCGGCTCCCTGGCCACTGCAATATCAACCGCTTCTGCCGCGACGCTCATAACAGCAGCCTCCATAGCGCTGACGATCGGCACAACCGTTTTCGGCGCAGTTCAGCAGAAAGCTGCAGCAAAGAAAGCAAAGCGCCGGGCGGCACAGGCGAGGGAAGATTTTCTTAACTCGCTGCAAGAGCGCACGGTAACCCGTATCGCTACAGACGCGCCGCATCGGTATGTTTACGGGCGGACAATGGTGGGAGCGGATATTGTGGCGATTCTGTCCAGCGGTCCAAATGAGGAATTCAAGCACTTGGTCTGCGTTCATGCCGCACATGAGAGCGACGGGATCGAGAAAATTTATATCAATGGTAAGGAACTGGGTCCGCTCGATGCCGACGGCTTTGTTACCAGTGGGGAATATTACTCAACCAAGACCGAGAGCGTAACAGAGACCTTCAGCGCGGCACCATTCACGCTCTCACATACACCGAGCAGCGCAGTCCGGGTGGTGGCGTATGGAACATGGATTTCTGGCGCATTCCGGTTCCCTTCGTCCGGTGAGGTTCCATACACCCGATCCGGCAACACAATAACCGTAACCGGTGGCCCGACCTCGCCGTTCCCCTTCGGCGGGACGATGCAAATCACGCACTACAGCGTGAGCTATCAGTACCAGACAAATACTTCGCAGGTGCGCGTTCAAAAACACCTGGGAGCCCCAGGGGATCCTGCTGACGCTACTTTACTGGCGGAATGTCCGGACAAGTGGAAGTCGACTGCTACGCTCACCGGCTTTACCTACACAGTGATCAGGCTGGATTTGAGGCAGCCGGAATTTCAGGGAGGTGTCCCTGATATAAAAGTCCTGATGCGTGGCAAGAAACTGTATGACCCTCGCACCGGCGAGACGAAATGGAGTCAGAACCCGGCGCTGGCCATCTATGACTACCTCACATCCGAGATGTGTGGAGTCGATCCCGCGGATATTCCGCTATCCAATATCATCACGGCAGCCAATGTCTGTGATGAGCAAGTTCCAGGACTATGTTAATGAATAGAAGCTTTACTGTTAAATGCAAAGACGGTTTACTGACAGCCTTGGCAACCCCGTGCCATGTCTCTCAAGCGTTCAATCCAACTAATGGAAGCCGTGAATACCCAAGAATTGAGTTTGACGCCCTATGGGATACAGGTTCGACCAAATCAGTAATAACTCAGCGTGTCGTCCAGGCATGCGGGTTAAAACCTATAAGAAAAGGCTTTACACAAGGTGTTAATGGGATAGGAAAGAGTCATGCTTACGTGATAAATCTCTCTCTTCCCGACAAGATTACCTTCTATGAACTGACTGTCGTTTCAACGAACCCAGGCAATGTATGGTGGGACGTGCTAATCGGCATGGACATCATTTCAACCGGCGAGTTATCAATAAAAAATGTTAACTCTAATACTGAATGGTCATTCACTTATGCGCCTCAACAGAAGGTAGATACGGTCTCAATGCGTCCAGCTAGGGGAGGGGGAGTGCAAATCTCTGTCTCCTGAGGCTCTAGAGCGCGCTCGGGGCCTTCCTTTCATAACTGTAATCAATTTTTGTGAAATTGAGGATAAAGACCACTAAATCCGCCTCGAGGAAGAGTTGAAGAAGATGGGTGATCCCCGATACTGTCCTTAGGTACAATAGCTATATTGCCGGTAGAGAATAAGAATAAGACTATGACAAAGAAGTATTAAAAGTTAAGAGCTCCCTATGACTACATTTGAAATTCAAAAATTTGAGGACTCAGCAAAAGAAAATGGCGTGCGCTATTGGGAGGCGCATGAGTTCATGACCACCCTTGGGTACGACACCTGGGCCGCATTTAACAAAGTTATCATCAAAGCTATCGCATCGTGCGCGCAACTCGGAATTACTATTCATGATGTGTTTATTCCCATACAAATAATTGAAGGGAAAGGGGTAATCAATAGCTACAAACTGACCCGGTTCGCATGCTTTTTAGTGTCAATGCATGCAGATGCGAAAAAGCCACAAGTAGCTCAGGCTAAAGTAGCCCTTGCTGCATTGGCCGATGAGTTAATCAAGGAGAGGATACAGGAAGGAGCCTTAGAGCGACTTGAAATTCGCGAAGAGCTGAAGGCTGGTGAAACAATAATGACTGGTGCCGCAAAAGCGGCTGGGCTGGAGACCCACCAGTATGGCGTGTTTAAAAATGCTGGCTTTATGGGTATGTACAACATGTCGCTGAAAGAACTTGTCCGATATAAAGGAGCTCCAGAGGACAAGACGCTGTACGATTACATGGGCAAGACCGAGTTGGCCGCCAACCTATTCCGGGTAACCCAGACCGAGGAGAGACTAAAGCGTACACAGCCGCGAGGGTTGAACCAGGCTGCACAGACCGCCAAGGATGTTGGTCGAGAAGTGCGTGACGTGATGATAAGGTCAAGCGGAGAGCAACCCGAAGACCTGCCGATAGAAGAGAATATAGGTCACGTAAAGAAAAGACTGAAGTCGGCTCACAAGGAAATGAGAAAGATTGATGGGAAGAAGAAAAAGCAACTTCCCAAGCCTTCGTAAACCCGCTCCGGCGGGTTTTTTGTTGTCTGCTATATTGAAATGGCAGGGCGGCATATCCCTGCTTCTTTACGCTCCCTTTTAAACCCGCTTCGGCGGGTTTTCTTTTTGCAGAAATGAAGGCTCTACCAGAAGCCCTACAATCGTCTATTGGACTTTGGTCCTATTGTTGGGCGCATCAGCAATTAAGTAGAATGACCGCTCCCAACTGGGAAACTTGAAAAGGAGATTTTTATGTCCCACTTTTTGAATTTCCCATCCTCACGCATCTGCGGTAACAGGTGAGAGCTTAGCCATATGGGATGCAGTAAAGAAACAACGTTAAACTGAGATTCACACCCTTCCTTACAGGAAGGACGGAGCTCAGCCTTGTTGATTTACCGGTCAATAGGGTCTCGCAAAGGAATAACGGGCTGTGTAGGTTAAGCCTGTTGGGGGACAAGTCCGCAAGAGACCGCGGGAAGCTTAGACGCCGACAGCGGTAGAGGGCACAGCCGTTTCCACCTAGATTTCCCTTTAGCACTTCCACGCTGGGGGCATAATTGGGGGCATATTTATTGTCCCATTCAATAATACCTTTTGCTACAATATATTGAATTTTAATTCGATAGTCCTCGTCCCATTTCACTGTTCCACCAAGTCTTAAGAAGTCCTAAAAGCCCGCTAACCGCGGGCTTTTTTATTGGTTTTTCCTCCCGTCACGTCCCATCAAGCTCTGTTGAATCCAGCACCTAGAGAGGGCATAA